TACAAAACTGGTTTTGATAGGAATCTTTGGATATGGAAGACTTACGATCCTAAAAATAAGTATTTTTTAATTGCTGACGTTGCAAGAGGCGACGGCCAAGACAATTCCACTTTTCATATATTCAACAGTGATACAATGGAACAGGTAGCTGAATATCAGGGCAAGTTACCAATCGACATGTTTGCACCGTTGATTGCAGAGACCAGCAGAGAGTATGGCAATTGTTTAACGGTGGTGGAAAACAACTCAATAGGTATGTCAGTTCTTGATAAATTACGAGAAACTAATCACCAAAATTTATATTTTTCACGAAAAACTTCTCATGAATACGTGGACCAATACCTAGCAGAACATCAAACAACGGCAACTCCCGGCTTTTCCACCACAGTAAAAACGCGTCCACTAATCATTGCGAAGTTGGAGGAACTAATTAGAAATAAGGTTTTGAAAATTAATTCAACAAGATTGATTAGTGAACTTAAAACTTTTGTATGGAATAATGGCAGGGCTGCAGCAATGAGAGGCTATAATGATGATTTGGTAATGGCAGCAGCCATCGCTTGTTGGGTCAGGGATACAGCTATTATTTCAAATACATATGATGTGGAGTATAAAAAGGCTATGATTGGTTCAATAATGACATCAAAAGTGTCTTTCGATACGAAAATTAAAGGAATGCATGGTTATAAGAAAACAAATAAAAGTGATAGAATAAATAATAGCAGTACTTTAAACATTACTAATCTTCCATTTTTCATAAAGTAGGATAAAAACATGGCATCAAGAAACAGAAATATTAAGAGAGCATCACAAAAAAACCCGAGGAATCCAGACTCAACTTTGTTTAAAAAACTCACAAGGTTGTTTTCGGGTCCAATTGTAAACTATCGACATCAGCAAGTACGTCGCCACCGTAAACACAATTTAGATAAATTTGGAAAAACATTCAAGTCGGCCACTGGACAACAGTTCAAGAAGAAATCTTACAATCCGTTTGAGCCAATGCTTGCTAGCATGATGGCGAATCAAAGTCGCGCAGAGAGATATTCTGATTTTGATCAAATGGAATACACACCAGAGTTGGCATCAGCCTTAGATATCTATGCAGACGAGATTACAACTCACTCAAGTTATGGAGACTTGTTGCGCATCGAATGCCCGAATGAAGAAATAAAAGCAATATTAAGAACTTTATTCTATCAAGTTTTAAATGTTGAGTTCAACTTATTTGGTTGGGCACGATCAATGGCTAAGTTCGGAGATTTCTTTTTGTATTTGGATATTGATGAGCAGATTGGCATTAAGAGCGCCATTGGCTTACCACCAAACGAATTAGAGAGAATGGAGGGTGAAGACACCACAAACCCGAACTATGTCCAATACCAGTGGAATGCTGCTGGAATGACTTTGGAAAACTGGCAAGTTGCTCACTTTAGAATTCTAGGAAACGATAAGCACAGCCCATACGGCACAAGCGTCTTAGATCCGGCCAGAAGAATCTGGCGTCAGCTTACAATGCTTGAAGACGCAATGATGGCATACCGAATCGTCCGCGCACCCGACCGTCGTGTATTTTATATTGACGTTGGCGGCATCCCTCCAGAAGATGTAGAGCAGTTTATGCAGCGAGCCATGACTCAAATGAAGCGTCACCAAGTTGTAGATGCTAATACTGGTCATGTTGATTTAAGATATAATCCAGCTTCGATTGAGGAAGATTATTATATTCCCGTCCGAGGTGGCGTCGGCGGAACTAAGATCGAGACTTTGGCTGGCACATCTTGGGGCGATGGCATTGAAGATGTAAAATATCTAAGAGATAAAATGTTTTCAGCGATTAAAATTCCAGCCTCTTATTTATCAAGGGGTGATGGTGCTGACGAAGATAAAACAACCTTGGCACAAAAAGACATTCGCTTTGCCAGAACCATTCAGCGACTTCAGCGTTCAATCGTTTCTGAGCTAGAGAAGGTTGCCATTGTTCATTTGTACACGCTAGGTTATTCCAGCGAAGATTTAGTTTCTTTTAAGTTGAGATTGCACAACCCGTCTAAGATTGCGCAGTTACAAGAACTAGAGCACTGGAGAACCAAACTTGAACTTGCAGCCAACGCCGGCGAAAATATGTTCAGCAAGCGTTGGATTGCTACAAATATCTTAGATGTTTCAGAAGAAGAGTTTGTACGTAACCAAAGAGAGCGCTTCCACGATAAAAAGTATGAGGCTGCGATGAACTCAGTTGCCGAGGCAACCGGTGAGGCTGCTGGCGCTGCAGAGGCCATGGCCCTAGGTGGAGACGAAATGGCCATGGGTGAGGAAGAAATGGATCTTGGTGCACCAGCAGAAGATTTACCAACACCAGAACCGCCCGAAGAGCCGCCTGAAGAACCACCAGAGGATGAGGGCGTACTATTAGCAACTCCCGAGGCAGCAGGGCCTCCCGGCAAGAGGGATGAGCCAAGTACTCACGACTGGGTAAAAGTGGCAAAAAAAGATATGTTTGGTAAAAAACAGACAACAACTTCTAAATCGCATGGTTGGTATGAACCAGTAGATACAGACAAGAGAAAGGGTATGGGACCGAGAAAGAAGAACATGATGGCGCAAGGCGGCCACAAACAAGGCGGCCGACGAGGCACAGTTCCCGGCTTTACTGGACTTTCTAGCCTATCAATGGGGATTGTTTCGGAAAACAAATCTAATTACAATGCTGATGTAGAAAATAATATATTTGAAACGACTCAGGAAGTCAAACAACTTATTGAAAGTTTGGAGAAAAAAAATGGCGAAACTAAAACACAATAAAAGAAGAAATACTGCTTTTTTATTTGAGGCTCTTGTGAAGGAGTTGACGAAGGCTACGATAAAAGAAGACAAAGGCAGAAGGAAAAAAATTGTTGCCATACTTCAAGAATTTTTTAAGAAAAATACGATTCTGTCTCAAGAGCTTGAGTTGTATAAAACGATCTGTGAATCAAGAAATCTGGGCGCACAGCAAGCAGAAAAGATTTTGGCAGAAGTTAAAAGGGTATATTCTACTTTAGACAGAGGTTCGGCCTTCGCCGCACAGTCTCAACTTATTTCAAAAATAAATAAAAATGTAGGCCCCAATGTTTTTGATAATTTTGTGCCAAACTATAAGTCAATAGCGTCAATAGCACAGCTTTTTGACAAAAAGAACACTATCAAAAACCGCGTGTTGATGGAAACAAGAATATTAGATTATATGACTTCAAGGAAAGTAGAGCAAAAACAAAATGAAATGAAACTTAGTAACGCCGAACTAAAGATGTTTTCAAAGAACTTCAACTCTACCTACGGTGGCTTGCTAGAAGAGCAAAAGAAGCTGCTTTCGAAATATATTTCATCGTTTGATGATAATGGCTTGGAACTTAAAGTTTATTTAAACGAAGAGATTGCCAGATTAAGAGAGATTGTAGAAGAGTCTCTTAACATGGATGAGGTTAAGAATGACTCCTCAATGGTTGAAAAGACAAAGAATATTTTGAAGACTTTGGATGGCTTTAAAGGTCAATTTATTTCAGAGGGCGTTTTAAAGAAGGTGCTCAAGATTCAAGATTTAGCAAAAGAGATCACAACATAATGGATATTAAAGAGGCAATCAAATTATTTATTCGTAGCGAAAAGGCGGAAGTCGAAGAGCCGCCAGTCGATCCGTCTTACAAGATTAAAGTCAAGAAGACTGAGAAGCCTGTAAAGATAAAGATCGAAGAACCCCTTCGGGTTTATATGAAAATCCGTAAAACATTGGCGGGAGAATATATAATCTTTGATCATCCGCTGTTTGATACGGTAATCATGCCTAATAAAAACAAGATTGTGACCTTTACTAAGAAAAATATTAGTATAGACCCTTATCCATCTCAAGATAAGTTTTTTGATTTTTTAATGCGCAGGGGCGTCATTGAACCAGATAGTGTGCAGGGTGGAAACGTGTTTGGCTCAATTGAGGGAAAATATCCTATCAATGATGATGTTGATACTTTAGAAACCTTGTTACTTGTGGTATATTATTTTATGAAGGAAGATATAGAGAGCATTAAAAGTGCGCTGGATTATTCCGACGAAATAGAAGATTTATACACCGAGCCAGAGGACGAAGATAGTACAGAGTTGGGTGAAGTGCCCCACAAAGAGAAGAAAGGCGGTATTGACCCGGGCTATCGACCCTATGGCTTAATCTATAGGCTATAACATGGAACTACTATATTTTATATTGGCCGCATATGGCCTAACACAAATTTTAGTTTACGGAAGCATTTTCAACAAAATAAGACCAAAAGAGGGATTCTTTGGAGAACTTTTTCATTGCCCAATGTGTCTTGGCTTTTGGGTTGGCGTTTTACTTTATGGAATTTCCTTCTATACAGAACTATTTACATTTGAACTTAATTGGGTAAACCCACTTTTGTTGGGTTCACTTAGCTCAGGCACTTCTTATAGTTTGAGTATATTATTTGGAGATGAGGGAATAAATGTCAAACGCAATTAATGTTTTTGTTGAGAATCGATGGATGTTACAGCCGCCGCGACTTTGTAAGAACGGATGCTGTATCGTGCGGGTAACGCCCGCTTGAGGAACTAAAAATGAAGATAAGTGTTGGAAGAATCAAAGAGATCATTCAAGAGGAGGTCGAAAAGATCACCGAACAGCTTGAAGATACACAATTAGATGAAATCTGGAATGGCTTAGATGAAGAGCAGAAGAGAGAGGCTCTAAAGAATATCATAGCCCCAGAAGAGGAAGAGGGGGGACTCGGACTATGAGTAAGTTTCTTTTAAGAGAATATTATGCGCTGTGTGACGGCGGCACATGTCAAGATTTGCTTACAGAAGAAGAAAAGCGACAGGTCGCTGAAGAGAACGTAGTCTTCTTAACTGGCAAACTACAAGAGGCCGATTGTCTAAACGGTAACGGTCGTATATACCCAATGCCAATATTGGAAAGAGAAATCAAAAATTATAAAAAGCTAGTAGAGGAAAACCGCGCTTTAGGAGAGTTAGATCACCCAGACTCCTCAGTAATCAACCTTCAGAATGTTTCACACATGGTTACAGAGATCTGGATGGATGGCTCGTCAGTCATGGGCAAAGTTAAAGTTTTAAATACACCCTCTGGCAAAATCCTTCAAGAATTAATTAATGGTGGTGTTATAACAGGTATGTCTTCTCGGGGCCTAGGCTCGACAAGAGAAGAAGGCGGCAGGACTATGGTGGAAGATGACTTTCAACTAATCTGTTTTGATGTGGTCAGCGACCCCTCAACTCCGGGCGCTTTTATGAACTTGACAGAAAATAAACAACCTGTGAATAAAATCTTTACAAAAGCAGACAGAATTAATCGCAAGCTTAATAGCGTATTGGATGACTAATGAAAAAAGAACAATTAAAAAGTATTTTAAAACCATTGATTAAGCAGTGTATCAAAGAGGTCATCTTCGAAGATGGCGTTCTTTCTGGAATTATCTCCGAAGTTGTTAAGGGCGTAGGCCCACAACAGCAAATTGTAGAATCTACAAAACAACCACAAAAGTCCTCTTGGGATAATACAGCCAGAAATAAGAAACGTAAAGAAGAGATAAAGGCAAAAATGGCCGAATCTAGAAAAAAATTAACAGAGGCTATGTCCAAGACTGGATTAGGTGATGTAGATGTTTTTGAAAATGTCGAACCGTTGGCTGAATCTGGAAATGGTCAAGGCCCCCTAAGCGGCGTATCCTCTACGGACGCTGGAGTTAATATCAATAATATTCCCGGTGCTGCGAACTGGGGAATACTAGCAAAAGGAAAATAACATGGCAGTCAACGTTAAGGTTGTGGCACGAAGAAACGAAACAGCCGAAAGAATGATAAAAAGATTTAGTAAAAAAGTTCGTAGGGAAGGCATCATAGATGATGTCAAGAACAGGATGTATTATGAAAAACCTTCTGCACGACGACGCCGTGAAAAAATGCGAAGAAAGAAATTAATAAAGGCGGCAAATCAAGAAAGAGAAAAGAGATGATATATTTTTTAGTCGGAATATCTGGTGCACTCATCGGCTTTACAGTTTCGAAAATATTACATGATAAAAAGATGCAAAGGATACTCCTAGAAAGGTCCGACGCCAGAAGAGAGGAACGTACTCGTTTTTTAAAAGCGATAGAAGACCGACAAACCATGCTTGATGTTGCACTATCGGGCGTTGTTGAAAAAAGTTCTGTTTTAAAAAAAGAGATTCATGGTGTCCGCAACGCGATCGAAAAAATGTATATAAAAAGCTCAAAGAAACAACAAGAAATAGAAATCGAAAAAACAAAAGAGATGGAAAAATATTTTGTGAACTTCACAAGACATGCTGAATCTTATTATACTCCTAGCTTGCAAGGGCTTTCGGAAGTAAATAAGCGCCTCAAAAATGTTAATGAAAAAATTAATAAAATAACTACAAGAGAAGAAGCTCTAGAAGGAAAAATAGAGGCTTTGAGGATGTCTAGTGAAGAAAAGCACATAAGAACTCAGGAGATAATTCAAGAGACTAAAAACGATATCAGTAAACGTTTAGATAAAAGTAAAATGTTAGCAAGGCCGCCACAACACATAATTTGTGGCACGCTGCCGTAATATTTGAATTGAACAGTCTAATTACAAAAGACTAAGGAATAAAATATCATGGGAATGAAGTTTTTAACACCGGGGATAGGAAACGTAGGAAGCTTTCAAGTTTCCGGCTATCCATATGTGACCGGCTCGGTAAGACTTAATAATGGCGAGGAAGATCAAATAAGATTTCCGCGTGTTGCAAAATCAGTAACCGTAATTAATAGAAGCGATCCAGATTTGAGAGTACACTTCACCACTTTAACAGCTAATGATACTATTGCCGGTAAACATTTCATTAGTTTGCCAACGAATGGAGACGCGGTTACTTTTAATATTAAGTGTAAAGAGATTTATATTTCAAATGGTTCTGGCGATAACGCCGGCGCTTATGAAGTATTCGCGGAGATTACTGGTATCGAAACTACTCAGATGCCCGCATTGACTGGTTCTGGGCTAACTACGGCTGATGGAACATAGTATTTATAGGGGAACGTAATGTATGGGCAGTTATAATCCATCTAGAGGAAGATTCGATGGGCCAACCAAGTGGGGCACGGCTGCAGGCGACGTACATCAATTTACAGGTTCGGTAAAGAGTACAGTACTTGTTAGCGGCTCTTCCATTTCTGCATCACATGGAATATTTCAAAATGTTGACGTACACAATACCGTGTCGGCATCTTATTTTTCTGCTTCTTTTGCTGTTACAAGAAGGCTTGACGCTTTAGAGATTGACGCACCGTCGATGTCTGCTACAACCTTTGAGGCCACGACCTTGAGTGGTTCAAACGTTTCCGCGTCTTTAGGTCTTTTCCAACAGATAATTGCAGTTGAACAAATCTCAGCATCTGCATTTATAGGTAGCGGCGCAGGGTTGACAGACCTGCCATCTG